ACAGGGTCAGAAAATATAAAAGGTTGGCATAATACAGGTTCAACAGTGGTAAATACCAAACGCCAGTAATTGGCCGCCGTTAATACCCCAGGTGGCCCACCTTGTGTGCCTTGGGCATAGTATGTAACACCATCAGCGGAATAATATAAAGTGACGGGTTGTTCAACAGCACCATTATATGCTGAATTTCTGGGGTTAGGACCAGAATAAGAACCGTTAGGTAAAATATCGGTGTCAATACTACCTGTTAAGAAATTACCTAAAGTATTTCCAGCATTACCATTTAATAAAATTTCAGGAACAGTTCCAGATGCTGTAGCAACACCAGTTGCTAACATACCAGCATTACCTACAGCATCAGAATAGTAAAACATAGAATCAGGCATAGTAGGGCATGATGACATAGATTTTTGTAATTCACGACAATCGTTAGAACGAACAAGGAAAGGAAGAACATCACGGATGTTTATGCTGGTAACATTGTTATTGATGGTAGTTTGGATTGTAGAACACATTTGATGAAGGGGAAATGGTGCTAAAGCAATATTCTGACCATAAACAAGTGTGGGACTGTTAGTTGTTTGCCATTGAAGTTGAACTGTTGCTGATATAAAAATTTTACGATCTACTATGGTCTGTTCAGATGGCACTTGTAAGTTAAAACTGATGGAACTGGTGGATTGTGATATCGCTGATTGTGTTTGGGAAACTACATTTTGCCCACCTTTTATCACCGCATAATTTAAAGAATCGGTAACCATTAGTCTATCATCTTTTACTAAAACTTTTTTGAAGTCGTTTGACATAATATATATATATTATATATATATTATTTCTTAACTAAATAAATTTTTATCTATTTGTCTTGGGTGGTTCAGTATATTCTTCAAGTTTTGATAAATTATATATTTTCTTACGGAATAGCAACTTAATACTGGCATTACACCCAGGTTCTAATACGAATTGATGCTGGTATCCATATTGATCTTTCCAGAAAATAGATATTTCTATACCATTAATTGGGGCATTACTTTGTAAATCAATTAATCTATATTCTGCTTGTGGTGTATATGTAATAGTAGGTTTTGTTTCATCACCACGTGTTAGTGGCACTTCAAGATCTGTAATAATTGGACTAAAATTATTATTAGCATCATTATTATCTAATGCTGGATTACTATTTAAAATTAATGGGGTTGCTACCAATTCATTGGTAATAGGCATTAATGCGGTAGTAAATATAAGTGTTCTTACACAATTCCATACAGGACATGGTGAATATGGTGTAGTATTCATTGAAAATGATTTAACACCATTAGCAGTATATGTATCTGAAAGAAAAAGGAAAGTTCCTTCAGCATCTACACAAAGATAATGCTGTCCAAATGCTGGAAATCCACCTGTTTGATTACAATTATAAATATCTGTTGATGTTCCTTGGTTTAATGAATTTGGATTGACTTTAACAACATACCAACCAGCAAGTGCGGTAGGTTCTGACCCTACAAGACCATCATCAAAAAAAGGTGTAAATGCTGGTGTTTGACCAGCAGTTGGTGATGTTGCTTGAATTTGATTTAATGAATTTACATATCTTGTTTGTAAAGAATTTAGTAATGCCCATAAAGGTGAATTTAAGGCAAGAACATACTTTCCGAAAGAACTTGGATTATCATCCCATATAGGATCAATAGTTCCCTGTGTTATAGTTCCACCTGATGATACGTTAGGTGAAGATCTTGATGGAAAATATACAGTAATTAAATTTGAACTATTAATATCAATAAATGGTGGGGCAGGACCACTTTCAATACTTTTACATAAATTTTGTAAAGTAGCATTTAACATATCTATAAAATCACGATATTGATATACGAAATAATATTGATCACTTAAAGTTTCATTATCAAAAGGTGCTGTAGGAACACGAACAGTCACATCATATTGATTAGAATATAAAACTGATGCCATTACTGGTGGATTACCACTACCCCATTCATAAATTGCCATTTTATAAACTAATTGATTTGGATTTGAAGTTGTATTATAACCAAAATCAGTTCTTGTTTCAACTTCTGGTAAGAATACAGGCAAACTTGGTGTATCTAAACTAAAACGTTGAATAGATAAAAAATATTCTGAAGGATTTGATAAAATAGTGCTTGTTCTGGTTTCAGTAAATCTAACTGGTAAAATTTCACCTGCCCCAACAGTATCATTATTTAATAATTGTAAATCATAGTATAAATGGTTGGGATCGGTGTTATAATTTGCTTTTCCTGACATAGATTGACTTGACATAATATTATATATATATATTATATATTTATTTTAATATCTAAATTAAATATATAATATGCCTTATGAATTAAAAAAAGTAAAAAAAGATAAATTCAAAGTATGTAAAAAAGACGATAAAAAAGTTTGTTTTAGTAAAAAAGCACTATCAAAGAAAACAGCATTAAAACAAAAATTTGCTATAGAATCAAGTGAAAGACGTAGATTTGGTATGGGTAGAAATACTGATAATATTATGCCCAAAGATTATAATAGATACTACGCAAAATATGTAAAAAAAATAAAAAAAACAGGTCTTGAAGAATTTAGTATTGGGGATTTTATAAATGATTTTAACATTGAATGGTCTAATACAAACGATACAGTTGATGAAATAATTGATACTTTAGTTGAAGGAACAAAAAAATACCATGATTTACAAAAACAGAAAGAATTAGATACAGATGATGAAAGTGAAGAAAAAGTAAGATCAAGATCAAGATCAAGAACATCATCAACATCTATGAATACTGAAGAACAAAATGCGGAAGTATTTGAAAATTATGAAAGTCAATTAGAAAAATATAATCAATATAATGATGAAGATCTTGAATTATTAGAATTTAATGATTTTATTGAAAAATATGAAGAAATATATGATGAAGATATTGATCTTGAACCAGATACAATTATAGAAATGATCATTGATAATCAAGTAAAAGAAAAATATGGTGAAACTACAGATGATCAAAAGGAAGATATAGCAAGAAAATTTCAAATTGCTTCAGGATTTGAAAAACCAGATGATATGACCAGTGATTTTACAGGTGAATTTATGTTTAGTCCTTCTTCTGTAGTAGATGGAAAAACAAAAGATAAAAAAATCAGTTATAAAAGTTTAGAAAAATTATATGATTATATAAGTGGTGAATGTCGTAAAAATACAAAAGGTCAATATTGTGGTTGGTTTGTAGATACTACAAACGCTGACGATACAACAGCATCAAATTATGAAGAATTAAGTGCTTTAACAGCAATATGTCAAGAACATATAGCACCACGTGATTATAATGATAATTGGTGTAAAGATAAATGTAGTGGTCATGTATGGCATTTTAATTTATTTCAACATAGACAATTTGGATGTGTTTTTAGATTACAAGATGACGGTATTTTATATTTATCAAGTGGATGCTGGATAGAACCACATGATGAATATATTTATATTGAATTATTATGTGGTCTTGGTGGTGGTAAATACATTATGGAAGCATTTAAAAGATTATATAATCAAAATAGTGAAGATTACTTTTTTAAAAGAAGATCAGGTAGAAAATATAAATATTTAGATTTAAGCAGTGTTAATAGTTATATAACTGTTCAATTTTACTATAAACAAGGTCTAATAGAAGATAGTCATGTGCCAAATGATGTAATTGAAGCATTTAAAGAAGAAATTTTCCGTCAAATTGATGAACGTAATTTTGACAGCGTAGAAGAATATTGCGAACAATATTTACCATATTTTGAATCTGGTATATGCGAACCAAGTGATACATATTTAGATGACATTTATGAATCATGTAATTGTGGTGGTCATAAATATTTATACCCTAAATATGATGTTATTAAAAAATTAGGAAATTTTGAAGTCCAAATAGATAAAAATACTAAATTAATATCATATAACTACCTTCAAGGATTTATAGATTTTTGTAAAGATGCCATAAAAAATCCTGACCAATATAAACAATATTCACGTGAAGCACTTAAAAAAGAAGGAAGAAAAGAAACAGTAGAAGCATTATTATCAAAAGCACGTGAAATTAGAACTAAAAGATTAAGAACTAAAAGAATGTTAAGAAATCCAGATTTACCAATACAAAATATTAATAGACAAAAAAATGTAAATACACAATTACGTAATGTAACATCAGAATTAGAACCTTCAGGTGAAAAATCTAATGTAAGTGTTGATGTTCTTGCTAATAAACCACGTTTTGGTGAAACAACAAATAGGGTTAGAAATCTTGGATTGAAAGCAAGACAAGAACAAACAGCAATTAATAGATTAAAAGGTAATGAACCAAGAACTAAATATTTAAGAAGAAAGAATTTTACTAATTTTAGGGGTGAATTAAATCCTATTGATACAGATCCATTTGAAACAAATCAACAAATGGTATCAACAAGGGTAAGAATACCAAATTCAAGACCAGCAAAATATAAAATTGTAAAATCTGAACCACCCCAATTAGCACCTACAGGAATGAAAAATATAATAAATACAGCAGGTGATCCAACTGGTAGTGGTGTAAAAGGCACTAAATTTTATGAAGAATTAAAAGGATATGGTATAGATCCTATTAAATATTTGGCACATATGAAAAAGGTAGCAAAAAAAGCAGGATATGATGAAAAACAACTAACTTTAGATAATGATGATAAACATAAACTAAAGATTTCAACTGAACAAGGTGTAAAACATTTTGGTGCTGTAGGATATAAAGACAATTTTATTTATCAACACCTTGAAAAGATGAAAAAAGTCCCTAAAGGCACTGCTAAACAGATGCGTGATAGATTTGTAAAAAGTCATGGTGCTATTACCACCAAAAAGAAATTAGGAAGAAATTCCGCTAATGAACTTGCTATAAAAATATTATGGGCAAAGTGATATAAAGGGATATTTTTCTTTAAACTTTTTCTGGAAAATTACGACTTTTTAAAAATAAGTCTTATAGTATATTCTTAAAAAGTCGTATTTTTCCAAAACACTGTATCATACCGAAAATTTAAATTTTATATTTATCTGCGATGTGTTTGTCTGCTTTACCATATACAGATGGTTTTTTCATGACGAAGGCATAGACCCTTGAAAATGCCCATTGTTCAGGTGATGTTACGTTTGGTCTAACGCTAAATGGTGATGTGTAATACGCCCCGACACCTTTATCAAAAACTTCCTGTAGTGCTTTCAATGGCATTTTTGATAATTTAGATATTTCTTTTAAAGATAATGATTGTTTGGGGTCAATATTATGTAATTTTTTGAATTCAATTGAATTAATTTTTGGCATATTTATATAATTATAATATATTTTAATTATATAATGGATATATTCGCAGAAAGAAATTTACCCGACATGGAATTACTACCTTTTTTTAAGGCAGTATCATTTAATAACAGAAAACCATCAGTAATAGGATCATTTTCTTTAGAATCACAACGTAATGCTGGTGATATAGATTTAGATGTATATATAGAAGGTAAAACAGATCATACTTTCGTTGAAAAAGAACTATTAAAAATTATAAAAAATATTGATGATAATCAAAATATGTTTTTTATAGAATTAAAAATACAGTATAAAGATGGTAAGAAAATTAAATTTGGTGCTGATAAGATAGACGACATAAAGATACCTACACAAAATTTTAATAATATTGATTATATTAAAATAGATACTATCATCTATTTTGATGGTCATTTTAAAGAAATGTCAATAAATTACTACCTAAATCCTAATATTAAAGATGTAGTAAAGGAAATTGAAAAAGATATTATAGATCTACTAAAGGAAAAAAATTATTATAAAGTAATAAAAAGACTTTTTTCTATTGCTAAAATACAAAATGATAAACCACGTGGTAAATTGATATCAACATTTTTAAATAATTATACTGGTGGTGAATATAAGCAGTTATCTAATCTAAAGGCAATTAAATTATTGTTAGAAAACTACGATGATCCTTTAATACGAAAAATGATAAGGGCAAATTTAATAAATGATAGAATTGTCCCTAAAGTAGATGTCGTATATAGATTAATTCCAAAAATTCAAAAAAAGGTAAATATGGAAGGCAAAATTTTTTTAGATAATAATATTCTAAAAAAAAATATATAATAGTATATAATAATGTTTAATCTAAAAAATGTAGGCAGACCAATATGTAAAGTAGAAGGTGG